GTTATGGATGCTTGTTTATTTCTTAAGAAGGTATTAGAAAATGAGTCAGAAAATTGATGTTGGCATTGGGCCAATGAGTCTTGAAGTCATTGATGCAATTGTTGATTATGCTAATGACTTTAATAAAGTAATTATGCTTATTGCATCAAGAAATCAAATTGAAACATCTCGTCTTGATGGTGGATATGTTGGTGGATTGACTACGCAATCTTTTGTTGAAAGAGTTCGTGCAAGAGATGGTTATGGCTTAATTAAGATCTGCCGAGATCATTCCGGTCCATATCTTAATGCAGCTGAAAAGAATATGGATTATACTGAAGCAATGCATCGTACTAAGATAAGTCTTGAAGATGATATTCTTGCAGGATTTGATCTTATTCATATTGATCCTTCTTCAGCACCTGATCCGTATAAAGCTGGACAATCCCTGTTTATTCATTGTCTTAATACAATGTATCAAGCTGGTAAGCGTGTACAGTTTGAATTTGGATCAGAAGAAAATGTTGGTGTAGCAGCATCAGCTGAAAAATTTGAAAAGGATATTAAGTTTGCTCTTGACTTTGTACATCCAAAGTATGTTGTCGGTCAAACCGGTTCACTTGTAAAGAGTGTATATCAAGTTGGAACTTTCAATGAAGATAACGTAAAGCGTCTTGTTGAAATTGCTAATAAGTATGATGTGAAGCTTAAGGAACATAATGCTGATTATCTTGAAGCAGAAGATATTCAAAAGAAGATTGAACTTGGTGTTGGTGCAATCAATATTGCTCCAGAATTTGGTACACTTCAAACCTTTATTATCACATCTCTTGCTGATCAATATGGTCTTGATAATGAACTGAATAACTTCAAGAACACAGTCATTGATGGTAAGAAGTGGCAGAAGTGGGCTTGGGGAGATAATTTTGATGATGATCTTATGTATGCTTGTGCAGGACATTACCATTTCACTTCAGATGCATATTATAGATTAGTTGATAAAATTGAACAAGAATCCAATTGGCCAATCTTCGATCACGTAAAGCTAGGTGTGTATAATGCACTAGGTGTGTATGTTCAATGAAACTATTGACAATCTGCCCAGTTCATGATTTTTCGGGTGAAGGATTTGATGGAAATGCCTATTATAGAGACCAAACAAATCCAAACGATGTTGTAAGAAATAATATTGCTAATATCAAAAGATTTAATAATGATGTTAGCATTATTATTCATGTGAATAAAGATTTTGATAAGTTTGATCCAACTATTGCTGATATAGAAAATGTATATGTAAATCCCGAAAGATTTGCTGTTACTCATGGTTCTAGTCAGATGGCATCCCTATTGACATCAATTAAGTATGGTATTAAATTAGGTATTGAGTTTGATTATTTGACTGTTACTCATTCCGGAGAAATGTTTATCAAAGAAAATGCGATAGACTATATGAAGGATTATGAGTTCAGCATGTGGTATCCACCAAATAGAGATAAGAGTATTACTGGGTGGTTACCATATGAAATGGTTCTGAAGTTTCATAGAGAAGGAATGGATCTATTCAATGGTCTTGTTCCCAACCATGAATATGCTGCCGGATTTATTGAAGGATCATTTTATAATAAAGCACTAGTACTTAAGATGATGAACTGGTTTGAAGAATATTTTGATATTCAAACAATGAATAATTTAGATTTTGTATTAGAAGAAATTATGATTCCTACAGTTGCTTATTATTTGAGTGAAACTAAAAATCCGGCAACATCTATTAATGCAATATTGCTTACTGGTGGTCATCAACCACAACGGACAATGGATAATATTGAATTGATTAGAAATAACAAACCATTACAATTTTGGAATGCAAATCAATTTGGTGGTGAAATTATAGATGATACTCAACATATCTATACAGTAAAGCGTATTAATAGAACTATGAATGATCCCATTCGTCAACAGATCAGTAAACTATAGGAGAAATAAATGTATACTCACGCAGTAATGTATTCAAAAGATTCATGCATGTATTGTGATTATGCTCGCGATTTAATCTTAAACACAAAGCTTTCTTTGCAAAAGCTTGTTTATCATAAGGATTTTACTTATGAAGAACTTATTGCAAAGGTTCCACATGCAAAGTCTTTTCCACAAATCTTTCTGTATGATGAAGCCAATACAGAAACATACATTGGTGGATATAAGGAACTTCAAACATTTATCAATGAAAATAAGGATAAGTTCTAATGGTCAATGATTATCTCGAAAGAATTCTTAATGAAGGCGATGCAGAAATCGTCTTTGATAAGGTCGATGGTACTCGTAGGATTATGCGTTGTACCAAGAATAAGCAATATATAGATGAACATACTAAAGATCATAAACGTAAGACTGAGCGAGTAATCAATAAGACTGCTGAAGTTCTTACAGTATTTGATATTGAAAAGAATGATTGGAGAACTATTCGTCCAGATTCAATTATTAGTTTTAGGCAATTAGAACATGAAGCAAGAGCTGACCGGGTTTAAAAGATTTAGAGCTCTTCTTGCTAAATGGATAGTATATCATATTGCTTTTAGAATTAGTAGATTAGCAGTATTATCTTTGTGTTTAGAAGTAGCAAATTTGTATTATGAAAATATAGAAAGTGTAGATGACGATGGCTGAGATTGAACGTAATGAATTGAATAAAAACTCAAAGGGCGGAACCGAGCTAATGCTTGAAGGCCTTTATTCTAGACTTGATCATGATCTGTTAGATAAGTTTCAAATTATTCCATCTCGTGTTAGAGATCTGAAGCAGGATAAGATCCGTATTTACTGGCTACACGATCTTCCAAATGATCCAGAAACCCAGCATATTAAAGAAGCAAGCAGCCGTAATAGATTCCATAAGATTGTCTATTGCTGTAACTGGCAAATGCAACAATATCAAACTCTTCTTGGAGTACCACACGATATTCAATCTTGTGTAATTGATAATGCCATTGATCCAATTCCTTATATGGAAAAGTCTAAGGATGTTATTCGGCTCGTATATACATCAACACCTCAACGTGGTCTAGAAATTCTTGTACCAGTGTTTCAAGAACTTTGTAAGAAGTATGATAATATTGAGCTTGATGTATTTTCATCATTCAAGATCTATGGTTGGGAAGAGGCTGATCGTAGATTTGAACCACTTTATGAAGTGTGTCGTCAACATCCTAAGATCAATTATCATGGATTCCAACCTAATGAAGTTGTCCGTGAACATCTGCAAAAGGCTCATATCTTTGCCTATCCTTCAATCTGGCTTGAGTGTAATAGTCTTTCACTGATCGGTGCAATGTCTGCTGGTCTGATGTGTGTCCATCCAAACTACGGTGGTATGACTGATACTGCTGGTCAACTTACACAAATGTATCATTGGGATAAGGATGTCAATGTGCATGCAAACATCTTTTACAATATGATGTGTAACGCAATTGAAACCGTTAATGATGATAATATGCAAGGGTATCTTCGTTATGTAAAGTCTTATGCTGATAATAGATATAATTGGGATAAGATTGCATCACAATGGAATAGTCTTCTTGTCGGTCTTCATGATCGGTATAAGGATACAGACCTCAGCATTCAAAAGAATTATTTTAGCTTTAAAACATCATGAGAAAACAAACTATTGAACAGAAGCATATTGGCAACGAGCCTATTGCTGACGCTATCAATAATAATGAAGACTTCGTTCTGGCTTTAAATTGGTATAACTATAACTTCGATGTAAAGAGGGGTAAGCTCTGGATTGCTCAATATATGAGTAAGAATAATTATCCTATCGAAGATATTAACCAATTTAAGGCCGGGCCGGATTCTTATGTAACCAGCACAGCTGCAGCTTTAGCTCGTTTGAACAATAACGGTTATGAAATAAATGAATCTCAGCGAGATAAGATAACTCGTGTAATTGACTGTATTGTCAATAAAAAGAAAGCTGAAGGAAAAGTTTCCAGAACACTTACTATTACAATTCAAAAGTGGCATCATGTAGTAGCAGACTTAGAAGATCAAATTGATAAGTTTGTTGAAAACGGTTATGCCTCAGCATTTAAGCCTTATGACTATTTTAAGCGTAAGAATATTACAGTAAGTGATTCAGAAAATATTATCAAGTACTATACTAGGTTGCAAGAAGAGTTGACTCAAACTCTTGCAGGTAAGACTAAAGATCTTAATGAAGCTTATTCTAAATTTGCAAAAGCCGATCTGAAAAAGTACTTAGCCTTTGTGTCTAATATTATTAATGATTGTACCCAAGCTGTTAATGTAAAGAAAGTTTCTCGTAAGCCTAGAAAGGCAAAAGAAAAAACATCTACACAGCTTGTTTCTAAAATGAAATATCTTAAAGAATCTGCTCCATATAAAATTGTATCTATTGATCCAGCTAAAATTGTAAAAGCTCAAACTCTATATGTCTTTAATACTAAATATAGAAGACTAGGAGTTTATACTGCAGCAGATGAAAATGGATTGTCTGTAAAAGGATCATCTATTATCAATTTTGATACTGAAAATTCTTGTTCCAAGGTTCTTAGAAAACCTGAAGATATTCTTAAGGTATTTGTTTCTGAAAGTAAGTTTAAACTTAAGAAAGAGTTTGAAAGTATTAAAGCCGCTAAAGTTATTATGAATGGTCGAATAAACGAGGACATTGTAATACTTAGGGCATTCTAATGGATGAAGAAAAAAATAACGTAATCCAATTTCCAAGACAGAAGGTCAATAATGATTCTTTGCCAAATACGACAGAACAATTAGTAGATGGAATTACAAAGGTCCGTGAAACATTTGCTGATATTCTTTCAGCAGAAATAGCTTCTGACGTATTTGGCAAATGCATTTTGGCCGGTTTTGGAAATATTTCAGAAACAGAACATGCACGTGATTGCATTTTAGTTGTAGAATCAATTAAGTCTTTGCTACTAAAATCTATAGACCATGAGTATCCTTTACAAGAGTTTGCAAATACCGCTATGGCTGTGTTTGATGATAAGTTCAAATATTCTGATGAAGATGATTATTTTGATTGACATTAATTTTTAATTTTGATATAATTGCTATATGAACAACTCTTTTGGAAACTCACAATGATTATTATGGATCTGTCGCAAGTTATGATTGCGACGCTTATGGTTCAACTCGGCAACCATAAGGATAATGAACTCGACGAAAATATGCTTCGGCATATGGTACTTAATAGTATCCGTTATAATAAAACCAAGTTTGCACCTGAGTATGGTGAATTGGTTATTGCTGCTGATGCTCCTCGCTCTTGGCGTAGGAATGTATATCCTTATTACAAGGCAGCTCGTCGGAAGTCTCGCGAAGAATCTACTATGAACTGGGGTGCTATCTTTGATAGCCTCCATAAGATCCGTGAGGAAATCAAGGAAAATTTTCCGTACAAGGTTCTGCGGGTTGAACTTGCTGAAGCTGACGATGTTATTTCTGTGCTTACAAAGCATACTCGCAATGAGCCAATTCTTATTCTGTCTGGCGATAAGGATTTTCAACAACTGCAAAAGTATGACAATGTCAAGCAATATAGCCCACCTATGAAGAAGTGGATCCAATGTAAGAATCCTCAAGAATATCTTATGGAACATATTTTTCGTGGCGATGTTAGCGACGGTGTTCCTAATATTCTTAGTGCTGATGATACTTTTGTTTCTGGATCACGTCAAAAGCCCATTTCTTCAAAGAAGATTGAGTCTTGGATCAAAGATGGTCCTGAAGCTATTCTTAACTTTGAGCAATATCGTAATTTTAGTCGCAATCGTCTACTTATTGATTTTGATTATATTCCTGAAGACATCCAGTCAAATATCCTAAATGAATATATAAACTATCAAGGTGTTAATGATAAAAGTAAACTCATGAACTACTTTATGCAAAATAAGCTTAAGCATTTGACTGATAATATTAATGATTTTTAAGGAATAATAGATGCCAAAACATGGTATATTTGAAATACTGAATATGATTAATGATCTTCCAGAGTATGAAGCAAGAAAGTACTCTCTGAGCACATGTCAAGATAATATTGTATTGATGCAAATTCTTCAATGTACTTTTAGTCCACATATTAAATTTATGCTTCCTCCTGGTCCTCCACCTTATAAGCCTAATGATGCTGCTGCCGGTCAAGAAATGATTCTTTACCGTGAATGGCGCCGTATCTATTTGTTCCTTGAAGGCCAAGGACCAGATATGCCTCCTCTTAAACGTGAAACCCTTTTCATTCAAATGCTTGAAACTGTGTGTGCAAAGGATGCTGAGATTCTTGTTTATATGAAGGATAAGACATGTCCATATAAGAATATTACAGCTGAATTGGTATACGATACCTTTCCTTTCTTGATTCCTGATCCTGCCGAATTTCCCGTTAGTCCAGCCAGAATCGAAGAACAACAAAAGCCTAAAAGAGAAAATCGTCCAGAGCTTGAGCGTGCATGTCCATTTGGCTGCACTACTAAAGCTGGTAAAACCTTCATGATGCCCGGGCCACTCATGAAGCACCTTAAAGATGCCCATAGCTTTAACGAAGAACAGATTGCAGAATTTAAGAAGGAACACTACAACTAATGTCTAAGACCCGCCGCAGATATCATAAGGATGATTTTTTCGAAGACGATAATGATTATGAGCCTCAAGAAAAAAAGCCTAAGGATAAAAGAACGTCTCGTCGTGTAGATCGCGCAATTCGTATTAAAGATTTAGATCAGTTGATTTCTATTGATGAAGAGGACGAAGTATAATGAGTTTTTGGGGATATCACCTACTCCTTGATTGCAGCGGCTGCGATAAGAGTGCTATTACAGATCAAAGCATCTTAGAGCTTTGGGTCAAGACATTGGTTAAGCGTATTGATATGGTTCCTTATGGTGAACCACAACTTCTTCATTTTGGTCACAATGAAGTACATTTAGAAGGTTGGACAGTCCTACAGTTCATCGAGACTTCAAACATTTTGGCACACTTCAATGATCATACCGGAGAAGGTTATATTGACATCTTCTCTTGTAAAGATTTTGATATTGATATTGCTGTACAAACTGTAGAAGAATTCTTTGCACCTAATAAGATTCGGAAGACATTTATCACACGTCAGGCTGACTGAACTATAAATATCTTACATGAGGACTATATGCCAGAATATGGATTTAGAAATAAAATAACCAAAGAAGAATGGATTCAACGCATGGGCATTTCAGAGATGGAAAAATTCATCGAAGAAAATCCAGATATTGAAACCTTTCCGAATGGTGCTCCGTTAATACATTCCGGTAGATCGCTGGGTGGTGGCTTGAAAGTCGATGGTGGCTTTAATGACCTACTAAAAACTATTAAAAAAGGAAACAGTAGAGGTATTACCCAGTCAAACATTGAGACCAAATAATTTGTCATGTCCATTAAATCCAACGTAAGGAATTTCTATGGCATCAGCAGAAAATCGTTTAACAAGAAAGCAAAGAAGAGCCTCAAGAAACGGAGAACAACCTCAAGACTATAAAAACAATCCACCTAAAGAAAGAGGATTGAATATCAAAACTATTATCCCTATGACAAGAACACAGGATATTACTTTTGATGCTTTTGCTGATGATAAACATTTACTGCTTCATGGCTCTGCCGGAACAGGTAAGACATTTATTTCTATGTATCTTGCTCTGCAAGAAGTAATGAATCCAGAAAACGACGTTGAAAAGCTAATCATAATTAGATCAGTTGTACCTACACGCGATATGGGATTCCTTCCCGGAAGCGCAAAAGATAAAGCCAAGGTTTATGAGGCACCCTATTATAGCATTTGTACTGAACTGTTTGGTCGTGGTGATGCTTATGAAATTCTTAAGACTAAAGGCCTTATTGAGTTTCATACAACATCATTTATTCGCGGTATTACTCTTAGCAATTGCGTGGTCATTGTTGACGAAATGCAAAACTGCACAGAACAAGAACTAGACTCAGTTATAACACGTATTGGTGAAAACTGCCGTATCATCTTCAGCGGCGATTTTAGACAATCAGACTTACAACGTGATAATGAAAGACGTGGAATTCTCAACTTCATGAGAATTCTAAAGAAGATGAATTTATTTGAAAACATCGAATTTACACGAGATGATATTGTAAGATCTAAATTAGTAAAATCTTATATCATTGCAAAAGAGGAATTACAAATACCTGCATAATGTTTAACCTTGAATTAGTAAATCATGAAAATATAATTACAACTGAAAAGGATGGAAAGCGCTTATACCAATTACCTACTGGTGAGCGCTTTCCATCTGTAACTACCGTATTAGGTCATACCTCTGATAGCACATGGCTCGAGGAATGGCGTGATAAAGTTGGACACGAAGAAGCCGATAGAATTGGTAGATTGGCCGCAGCAAGAGGAACAGTTCTTCATCTTGCATGTGAGCAATATGTTATGAACCAACAACAAGATCAAATGAACCCATTTATCAAGATGCTCTTCAATCAAGTCAAGCCAATTCTTGATTCTCGATTAGCTACAGTGTATGGTTCTGAAGTACCATTATATTCTCGGCATCTCCGGCTTTCTGGAAGATGCGATCTAATTGGTCGGTTTGATGATAAGGATTCTATCATCGACTTCAAGACGACTAATTGGTTTAAGAACGAAGATGATATGACCGACTATTATATCCAAGAATCTTGTTATGCGGTTATGTTTGAAGAGGTATATGGTCGTCCTATTAGTCGTATCGTTACAATCTCAGTCGGTGAATCTGAGATTGGAGCCCAGGTTATCATCAAGAAGCGAGATGACTACATTGATAAGGCAATTGCTCGCATAAAACTTTTTTATGAAAAATTTGATTTTTTGGGTTTACAATAATTATTTTTATTGATATAATAAGAATATAAGCAAACCCAACCAAAAGGAAATACATTATGTCTCACGAAATTGAATTTGTTAACGGCAAGGCTCAAATGGCTTATGCTGGTGAAGTTCCCTGGCACTCTTTGGGAACTCAAGTTCCTCCTGATCTGACTCCCGAGCAGATGCTTGAGGCTGCTGGTCTGGACTGGATGGTTCGTAAGTATCCTCTGTATGCTCAAATTGCTGGCAAGCAAGTTGAAACTACTCAAATGGCTCTCGTCCGTGAAACCGACAATAAGATTCTGTCGATTGTTTCCGAGTCGTGGAATCCTCTGCAAAATCATGAAGCCTTTGAATTCTTCAATGAATTCATCGAAGCTGGTGATATGGAAATGCATACCGCCGGTTCCCTGAAGGGTGGCCGTCAAGTATGGGCTCTTGCCAAGATCAAGGATTCATTCTTTGATCTGTTTGGTGGTGACCGAACTGAAGGGTACCTGCTCTTCTCTAATCCTCACCAGTTTGGTAAGAGCATCGATGTCCGCTTTACCAGCGTCCGTTGCGTTTGCAATAACACGGTCTCGTTTGCTCTTGAGTCTAATTCTTCCAACTCCATCGCGATCAATCACCGTAGCGTGTTTGATCCGGTTTCTGTCAAGGAAACCCTTGGTATTGCTACTGGCAAGTTCCAGAAGTACAAGGAAATGGCTCAGTTCCTCGGTACTCGTAAGTACAATGAAGAAAACATTGTCGAGTACTTCAATCGAGTCTTCCCTCTGACCACTGAAACTAATAAGTCAAAGAAGCCTGTTTCTCGAGCAGCTCGTCTTGCTCTTGATGTTCTTGACACTCAACCCGGTGCTGAGTTTGCTCCTGGTACCTGGTGGAATGCCTTCAATGCTGTTACCTACCTGACTGACCACAAGCTCGGTCGCTCGGCCGATACTCGCATGTCGTCTTCGTGGTTTGGTAGCAACAAGGACCGCAAGATCAAGGCTCTTAACACAGCCATGGAGTTTGCTGAAGTTGCTTAATTGAATATGCTCCGTAGGTTCCTATAAATATAATAAGCAACCTACGGAGCATATCTTATGCAGAATGATCTTCTAGCAAAATTCCTTCCGGATGTCTTAACT